GTGGCCATCTCCAGGCAGTCCCGGACGATCTCCCCGACCGTGAGGCCCGCCCGGCTGGCGAAGTAGAACTCCGAGTCGCTCGGGTAGTTGTAGTTCGCCGTGGTGGTCAGCGTGTTGGCGTCTTGAAACGGGACCTGGTCGCCGCGATTCCGCAGACATCTCGCCTGGTAGGTGTTCCCATAGCCTTCGGCCGTGAAGTCGGCCTGTACGTCATAGACGTCCCCGGCGAAGACCGTCGTCCCGTTGTAGTCGACCCGGACGGGCTTGCCCATGAGGGGGTCGGGGAGGGTCGGGAGCGATCCCCCACGTCGGCCGAGCGACAGGGTCGAGATCCCCTCAAGCCGGAGGTCCAGGCGGTCCGGCCAGGCGTTGACTTCGGCCAGGTCGACCAGTGAGCCGTCGATGTAGATGTCGGTGCCGACGCCAGCCATCAGAGCCCTCCCCATTGGAGCAGGGAGGGGACCGTCTGGGCCTGCCCGTAGATGTTCTGCAATCGGACCATCGACTGCTGTTGGCGGTCGGCCATCTGCTGTTGATTGCGAATGATTTGTTCCTGGATGGCCGCCTGGGCCGCCGAGCGATCGTTCAGGCCGAAATCACGCTGGAACTGGCCGGCGGCGTCCGCGGCGGCCCTGACCTGATCGGAGGAGAGGCGGGCACCGAAGGTCTTCTCGCGGCCGTTTTTATCGATGGCGGTCTGCTGGAAGTCGGATGCCTCGACATCGCGGATGACGTCCTGACCGGGGTGGTCGCGGGCGTCCTTGTCGGCGGCCTCCTGCTCCTTCTCCGCTTCGCGGGCCAGATCTTCGTTGAGCTTGCGGAGCCCCGCCCAGGCGATGTCCGCAGCCTTCTCGACGGCCTCCTGACTCTTCTTCGCCACCTTGGCGGCCTGGTCGTCGATGTACTTGACGACCTCGTCCCAGCCCTCGGTCGCCTCCTTGATCCGCTGGTCTTGCAGCTGGCGGTTGACAGACTTGAAGACGTCCGCGAAGGCACTGTTGCCCTTGGTCAACTGAGCGATCTTGTCGATGGCTTCCTGCGATCCCTGGAGAACGGCGTCCCCGACCAGGTTTGCCGCGTCGGAGCCGATCCGCTTGCGGATCTCGTCGGTGGTCTTCCGCTGCTCGTCGAGCTTCTTCGTGTAGATCGCGATGATGTCGTTGATCCGCCCTGGGTCGGTCGCGTTGGCCAGGGAGTCGCTGTACTCCTTGTTGGTCAACTCCCAGACCTTGGAGGCGTCCCTCAACTCCTTGGAAGCCCCCCGCATGTTCGCCGTGACGCTGGCGATGACGTCGTCGGTCTTGCCGGCGAGGGCGTCCTGGAGGATGTCCGCCGCCGCCTTCGCGTCGGCCGCCGCCTCCTTGGTCTGAACGGCGGCCAGCTTCTCGGCGGTCGCCTTGGCCTTCTTCGCCTCGGCGGAATCTTTCTCAAGCTGCGTGTTCTCGGCCAGCCGCCGGTTGTACTCGACAAGTTCGGCGTCGGTCAGGGAACCCTTGGAGGCCGCCTCCTCGAGCCACTTGGCGTTGTCCTTGATCGCCTCCGTGTAGGCGTTGAGGGCGTCGGTCGTCTTCGGAATCTCGTTGGATCCCTCGGCAAGCGACTGATACCACTTGTAGAGGGGTGGACCCGCGATCAGGAGGGCCGTGCCGACGCCGAGGATGCCGGCGGACATGGCGGCCGCGGACGTGGCCGTGAGGCCGAAGCCCTTGGCGAGCGAACCCACGATGCCGTCGACGTTGTTGAGTGCCGACGCGATCCCGCCTTGGGCCACGTCCTGCAGGGCCTGAGAAGTCTGCAAGGCCCCCCGGCTCAGAGAGGCCATGGACTTCGACGACGACTCTGCCGGCTTCTCGAGCGACTCGAAAGCCTTCCCGGCCTCCTGGCTGGTCTGCTTCAGCTTCGCGATGGCGGCGTTGACTTCGGCGACGTCCTTGCCGCTGTTGCCGAGGTCGAGGATCAGCTGGAATTCTTCGGTCGTGATCGGCATCGGTTCAGCCCCACAGGTGGAACCTGATCTCGTCGCGGGCCCACTTGGTGAAGGCCGTCCTCATCTTCGCCAACCCCTGGGGACGGACCCCTCGGAGGTCGCGGACGGGAAGATGCCCTCGACCCTCGAAATGATTGAGTAGGAACGTCCGGCCCTTCGTGTCGACCACGTCGGCCCAGCCGCTCACGAGCGTCCAGACCCGACGCGACGGATCCGACAACCAGCCCGTGACGAAGTTGGTGACCACCCGGCTGAAGACCCCACGGGGCGCGAGCGGCGGCCCGGCCAGGGCCTCGTACTCGCGACGGGTGAGGTTGTTGTGGAGGCCGGCCGCCATCGGGCCGAAGCCGGCGAAGTTCCCCCTCTTGAGGTTCGCACGGGCCCCGTTGCGGCGGTCCTTGGCGGCGTTGCCGCGGTTGGACAGGATCGGCCGTTTGGGCCGGTAGGTGACGGCGACCATGTAGGCCCCGTCCTTGTCCTCCCCGGCCATGATCCCGCGACGGTTGTCCTCCTCAGCGAGCCGGGCCCACGACGCCATCAGGTTCGCCGGGGTGAGGTACTCGAGGCCCTTCAACTTCCGCATCGTGCGGTCCAGGCCGGTGAGGTTGACTTGAGCCACGATCCGCTCCCTTAGACCCCCAGTTGGGCCCAGAACCAGTTGGTGATCTTGCGCAGGAAGCCGGGCGTCGGTTTGGGGGGAACCGGGGAGGCCCCCCACGTCGCTTCCAGCTGCCGATTGCCGACGCCCCGAAGGATGACGGGGGCCGTCCGGGAAGGGATTCCCACGGGCTTGACCGCTCGGCCCTCCCTCCAGAACTGATCCAGCTGGGTGGGCGTCATCCAGCCGGAGAACCGTCCGTCGCGGGAAGCGCGGGCGATCTCCTCCATGGAGCCGGTGTGGACGTCCAGGGTCTGAGGTCGCCGGCCGCCCCTCTCAACGGGCAACGTGTGGACATTTCTAACAGGTTGATAAACGGTTTTCATGTCGACGGGTTGGCGGATCGCCTGCTTGCGCCACGAGGCCTCTGCTTGCCTCCTGGCGGCCCTCACGGAAACCTCAGGCATGCCCAGAACGTTCCATCGCTCGCCCTTCACAGAGGCCCAATGAGCGAGGATCTCGCCCCACTCCCGGTGGGTGTGGGGGTCGTACCTCCACCAGACGCGAACCCAACCGTCGTAGCCGCGGGCCGTGAGGAGAGACCTTACGCGACTGAGTTCGTTCCCGGGCTGGAAGAGGGGCGCCGAAGGGTCGCCGGAGCCGGTGGCAGTCATGGCCGACCGCCGATGTCGAAGCCACTTCGTCGATGGCCGACCCAGGGGCTTCCCATCGGCGGCCAGGCCCTTCGCGAGATCCCCGTCCTTGACCTTGAGAACCTGTTCCGCGGCCAACGCCCAGTACCGAAGCCGCTCGGCCTTCGGGAGGCGGGCGACTTCGGTGGGCGGCTGCCACCGAACGATGAAATAGGGCTTGCGCTTGGCCACGACCGGAGGCCCCCCGAATCAGGTGGCCGAGACCGTCAGATCGGAACCGACGGCCGCGTCAAACCCGTTGAGCAGGACGCCCTGCCAGAGGAACGGCCCGTTGTAATCGAGGTTCCGGGTGCGGCTGTTGAAGACGTTGTTGCCGTTCAGGTCGATGGTCAGGGAGTTCGTGCCGTTGTCGAACTTCAGGTGGCTGTCCTGCTTTACGAGGGTCTGGTAGGCGGTCTCATCGGTCATGGACTGCAGCAGGAGGTCGACGGTCAACTGGGTCGAAGAGCCGCGGCCCTTGTATCGGAGCGACCGGACGTAACGGGACTCGAAGAACTGAGGCGCGATCGTGGAGGCCCAGGCGAAGTTGACGCTGCCGAAGTCGGTCCGACTGGTGGCGATCTTCAGACCGCCGGCCAGGTCGACGTACAAGAACGGGCCGCACGGATAATCGGCGTCGGTCGGCAGGGGAAACTCGGTGGCGTCGGGGTCGGCGACCGTTCCCGCGGCGTTGAGATCGTTGCGGATCCCCTGGAGCGCGAAATTGAACTTGGCGATCGGGTCCGAGGTGCTTGCCGCGATCGAGCCCGAGAGGACCTTGACGCCCGAATACCTCTTCCGAATCCAGGCCCCCAGAGCGTCGATGTAGTAGGCGTGGTAGATGGACACGCTCGCCAGGTCGCCGATGGGCAAAGACCCGGTTCCGGCCGTCGTCGCCCAGGGGGCCGTACGAGCCGAGTTGATCGGGGTCATGGCCCAGTCGCACAGGAACTTCGCCAGGGACGGGTAGAGCTCGCCCTGGAGGTTGCCCGTGCAGGTCGTCTGCGCGCTGTAGAAGCAAGAGATCCCGCTGTCGCCGTTGCCTCGGCCGATGGTCCCGATCGTGGGATTCATCGCCATGCTGAAGCTGTTCGGCTCGCTCAGCTTCAAGTAGAAGGCGTCCGTCCCGACTTCAGGATCGGCGACCGGAACGCCATGGTGGTCTTCCTTGACCAGGTAGCAAACCTCAGTAGCCATCTATGCGTTCCTTGCGTCAGGGTGAAATCCGGCGGGTGACGTCGATCTGAAGCGCCCCGTAGCTGACCAATCCCTTGTCCTGGGCCTGCTGCTGGGTGGCGGGCTGCGAGAACATGACGAGACCGGTCTTGGCCCCCTCGGCGACGAGCGACGCCCGGATGGCCTGCTGCTTCTCCCGGTCGTTCAGGGGGTAGAAGACCTGCTCGAGGATCTCCCAGAGGTCCAGCGCGTCCAGGGCGTTGTACTGGCCGAGCGAATTGCCCGGGAGCCAGACGAAGCAGTCGACCTGAAGGATCCCAGCCATCGAATCGGGGCCGTACCAGGCGGTCGTGTAGGGCCGCGGAACGAGGTGAACGAAGGGAGTCGCGCCGACCAAGTCGGGGTTGAAGGGCTTGCCGTCGCACACGGACCAGGCGGCCGGAACCGGGAAGAACTTCGACAGGGTCGGATCCGTCTGCATCAACTCGACGATCCGCTGGTAGACCCTGCTTCGGTTCCCCCGGGGGAGGCTGGGCTTGTTCATGCTCGCCACGTTCAACGCCTCCTGGTGACGGTGGTTCGGAGGCTGATCGTCAGGTCGGCCGAGCCGTCGTCGTTCGTGTCGATTTCGGCGATCGACGTCGCGATCGTGTCGCTGGCTCGCATCTCGTAGTGGCTCGCCATATCCAACAGGTTGCCCGCCGAGGCTGAGGCGTTGGCCGCTCTCCGAAAGATCCGGCCCAGGACCCAATAGGTTTGAGCCTTGATGAGACGGCGGCCGTTGGGGGTGGTCAGCAGGAGGCAATCCCCAGCCAGGTAGTCGGCCAACCAGGCGTTGGTCTCGGGTTGGGCCGGGATCCAGGGGATCGAGAACTGCAGGGGTCCGACGACGTCAGAGGGCCTGTAGTGCGAGAGGACGAGCAGATCCAACCAATCGCGGGCGTCCGCCCGGAGTTTGGCGAAGCCGGTCTGATCCGTGTCGACGTGCCCCAACATGGACTCCAAGTTGGGGAACTCCTCTTGCAGGTCGTCGCTGGTGATGTAGACGGGCCGGGCCGTTCCCGTCGCCGGACCGGCCTCAAGCTCGACCTCGAGGTACGCCAGGTCGACCGGCGGGTCGGTCGCGAGGCGTACGGCCGCCCTGTAGATGCCAGGGGCGAGGTCCGCGAACGCCGAAGCCGGGAAGTCGACCTGCACAGCCCCGTCGTCCGCCGAGACCCAGGATGCCGGAAGGGTCGCGACCGAGGCGAGATCCCCGCCGGGCCAGAGGACGCAGGTCAGGGGGTCGTCGGCGGTGAAGGTCGAGGCGTCGTCGACGTAGCCGCCGTTCACGCCGCGCCGCTGGAGGGCGACGGTGATCGACGAGCCGTCGACGCCCTTGCGGCAGGTGACTCGGTTCATCGGCGGCGGCCCCACCTAACAGGATGAAAAATCATATTCACGCGAGCGTGTATAGGCGCCCCCTCCCGGCGCCAGGAGCACACGCCGAGAGGGGGACGCGCACGGAGGCTCAGGCGTTGACCACGTAGATCGAGCCGATCCGGCCGGTGTTGGGGCCCAGGACGGCCGCTCCGAAGACCACCAGCTGCTTGATGATCGAGCCGAACTGCTTGGAGGCCTCGGCCACCTTCACTTCGCCAAGCTGCGAAGCGAAGTGGATCGGCTTGCCCTGGCCGTAGACCAGGTAGGCGTTCGCGCCGGCGGAAGCCGTGGTCAGGTTGTTCGAGACGAAAACGTCGAAGCCCGCGATTTGGCCGACGAATCCGGGGGTGGTCGAGACGGTCGTCCCGAAGCGAGCGGACGTGACCACCATGTCGCCGAGGGCGCTCGCCCGGACGAAGTACGTGGTGTCCTGAAGCAGCCGGGCGTGGGTCTCCGGGGAGACCACGATCCAACGGCCGGACATCGGGGCGCCGGCCTTGGTCAGGGCCGTACCCGCGGCGACGATCTTGGTGTAGATCGCCACGCTAGACATGTCGATGGCCGCGCCGGCCGAGGCCGTCAGCTTGTTCGCGGTGATGGCCGAGGTGTAGCGACCCAGCAGGTAGGCGTCGATCGAGGCCGAGATGCCATAGGCCCCCTCACGGGTGAGGTTGGCGACCGCCTGCGGGTTGGTCTGCACTTCCTCGACGTTGTCGATCCCGACGGCCCAGTAGGGCTTCTGATCGAGCGTCAGCGTGTTCCCAGTGACGGTCGCGTCCATCAGCGTGAAGTCGGTGCCGGGCGTGTAGCTGCCGGCCGTGATGGATCCGGCCGAGAGGATCTTAGCCGAGCCGGCCGAGACCACGACGGGCGAGTCGTCTACGAAGTTGAGGCCGACGTTGACGCTGTGCAGGTTCCCGATGAACGCAGGCATCCAGACCTGCTGTGCGACGATCGAGTTGGACATTTTCTACGTCCCCGTTGTCTCAGAGCTTCCAGACGCTCTGTTGGTGTTTGGCGGCGGTTTCAGGGGCCGGGCCTCGGCCTGCGCCCTTCACGGGCTGGGGCTTGGCCGCGGACGGGTTGAGGTGCCGCTCAACCGGGGCGGACTCGCCGGATTCCGCCGGCTCGGACTTGGCCTCTTCGGCCTTCAGGTAGGGACGCGTCTCGAGCAGCTTGCCGATCGCAGCCCCCATCTTGTCTTCATCGATCTTATCAGCGTCGGCCGTCCAGCCACTGAGAGTGAAGGCGTCCTGGAGCGCCTCCGGGCGGATCTTGCCGGCGGCCAGGCGGCCGAAGGCGTCGCGATGATCTCGCAGGCGGATCTGGCCCTCGAGTTCGACGATGCGAGCGGCGTCCTTCGTGGGGGCCGTCTTGAGGCTCGTGATGGCCGCGTCGCGCTCGATCTCGATCTCGGCCAGCCGAGTCTCGAGGTCGGAGACCCGGGCCTTGTACTCGGCCGCTCGCTTGCGGTACTTGGCCGCCTCGGCGTTGGGCTTCGGGACGTTCGGGGTCGTGGAATCGCTCAAGGGGTTGCTCCTGTTTCTGCGTTCTGAGCGCCGTCCGTGGCCAGCGCTGGGATGATGCCGAGGGCGGCCAGCTTGGCGTTGTCCTGCTGAACCTTGAGAAGCCGCCGGACGGCTTCTTCGTCGCTGCTCAACCTGAACCGCCGCCGGGTCACGTCGACCAGACTCTGAAGACCCATCTCGAGGGCGGTCCGGTCCTGCGTGTCCTGGTCCGCTCCGGGCACCGAAACGAGATCTTCGGGCCACGATACGGTCAAGCTCGCGCCGCCTCTTCCCGCCGCGCTGAGATCGGGCCGCTGCAGGTAGGTGCCGCCGACCGCCAGGACGGCCTCGGCGACGTCTCCCTCGCACACTTTCAACGTCTCTTGCCTCGATCGAGTGTAGTCCGTCAGGGGTTTCTGCTCGGCTTCGATGGCGTCACCTGAGACGGTCGAAGTCTGATCCATTCGATAGATCGACTCCGGCACTCCAATCGCCTCGAGGGTTCGAGAGATCGAGCGGTCGATGTGCGCCTCGGCCTGCTCGACGTTGAGTTGGGCCTGGAGGTAGCCGAGGCTGGGCTGGGACGAACCCTGCGCGAGCAACTCGGCGGGCAGCCGCAAGAATTCGCCCACGACGTCGCTCGGCTGCCACTCGGCCGAGACTCCACCGACCCAGGCCTTCGGCAGGAGGTACTTCTTGACGCCGAGGCTCAACTGATACCGCTTCTCGTCGATCGCCGCTTCCTGATCGGCGAGCCAGCAGCCGATGCCCGGGACGACGAGTTCAGAGACCGGTAGGGCGTGGTGGATGATGCCGAACGGCAGCCGCGAGAAGGGATTGATGGTCGCCTGGACCTCTTGCGTCGCACGGCCCCCGGAAGTGACGAGCCGACCAGACTGGCGAGCGACGAAGACCCGGCGGAAATCGCGAGTCCACCACGTATAGCGAATCTTGCCGGTCGGATCCGTGTCGCGGGTGATGACGTGACCGATCGCCGTGGCATCTTCCTCTTCGGCCCGGACGATCAGTTCACTCGCGTTCCAGAGATAGAGCCGGACGGGCTTCAACCCGACGGCCGGAACCGCCTCAACCGCGGCGTAGCCCAGGAGGGTCGCCAGGGAGTCGGCCCGGTGCATCAAGCTGTTGATCTTGTTGTCCCCGTAGGCCTCGTTCAGGAACTTGTCCGCCGCGGGGTCGTCGAGGATCTGCCGGGAAGGGGGAGGCGAGTAGGAAAGCGAAGTCAAAATGTCGACGCAGCGCTTCGTCAAACCGGTCGACTCGATCTGAATCTGACCGTCGTAATCCCCGGCGTTCCGGGTCACGAACTGCGCCCCGTCGAGGTCGTAGTAGGCCAGCACGCGGACGGCCTCGGAGAGCCTCTCTTGCTCGTCGGGGAATCCTGCCAGGGCCTCTCTGTAAATGGCCGATTCGTAGTCGGTCAGGGGGCGGTCCGGCGGCGGCAGCGAGTCGTACATTACTTCCTCCGGGCCTCTCTCATGAAGCTCATGGCAAGGGCGTCGGCGTAGTCGCTCGAGCGCTTCAGGCGGCGGGCCGTCTCGGCCTTGTCCTCGAGCGCCGACTTGCCGTCTCCGCGGGCGACTCCGTGGAGGGCCTTGAGTTCCTCGATAAGTTCTTTATCGCGTGGGATGCTGAAAGGGCTGCCGGGCGGCACGCCCGGGAAGTGTCCACGACCCAACCTCCGAGCCAGGCAGTAGGCGACGGCGCTGCGAGCGTTGGCGAAGTTCTTCGACCACTCGGCCGAAGTGTCCCCGCCGAAGAACGCCCAGGCGTTCAGGACACCCTCGACTTTCAAGGCGGCGGTCATGCGAGTCCCGGTGTCGCCGTTGCCGTCGTACGTGATCGAGGAGTCGGGGACGCCGTACTTGTGCTTGAGCCGGGCGACCGCTTGGGCCGCCCCCTCGATCCCGAGATGAGCGTCGGCGACCATTTCCAGGACGCCGAACGAGTCGCGGGCCAGGATCACGCTCTTGGCCTTGCCAACGCCCTGGCCCACGTCCGCCGAGATGATGATGGGATTCTCGCCGGGTTTCGCGCGCCGGCGATACGCCTCGGCCGCGGTTCGGCAGTCGTCGGACAACGCGTAATCCAAGACGTCGACCGGGATCAAGACCTCCGCCTCTTCGGCGGGCCACTCGGCCAGGACGTGAGCCCGGAACCAGGCGCTATGCTCACCCTCCTCCTCACGCCGCCTCTGCAGCCAGGTCGCATCGGCCAGGCCCAGCGGCGAATGCGCGATTCCGGCGTGAGGAGAATCCGTCGAGGGAACCCTGACCGCGATCGACGAGACAGCGGGCGGCAACCCCTTCTTGCGAGCCTCGAGGCCCAGCTGGAATCGCGTGTAGAACTCGCAGTTCCGGGTCAGGGGGTTGCCGAGGATCAACGTCCTGCGCGCGCCGAGTCCGGCGACGGCGCTGAACACGAACGGGTTCAAGCCGGAAGACTCGTCGAGGATCGCGAGCAAGTCCGCGTTGTGGAAGCCGGACAGGGACTCTTCTTTGTTGGATGCGAAACCTAGGATTCGGCTCCTGTTGGGGAACACGATCGACGGCCTAGACTGGCCGCCCTTGCTGATCGTCGCGCCCAGGTCGAGCCGCGGCTTGTACTCGCGACCCCCGAAGTGGTAGCCGTTCAGGGTTCGGGCGATGCTGGTCCAGGTGGTTTCCAACAGCGAACCCAGCGACGGGGAGAAGACCACGACGAGCGAACCCGGCCTAGTCCACGCCCACCAGCAGGCGACGACCGAAATCAAATGGCTTTTGCCCAGGGCGTGGCCCGCGGCCACCACGACCTCGGAATAGTCGACGAGAAGATCGGCCCACTCGCGCTGTCCGACGACGCCCCGACTCTTCCCCGACCACAGGGGTTGCGATCCCAGAACCGCCTCAGTGAACAAGGAGGGGTCGTCGCGGGTGACATCGAGCAGCCGGGCGAGGGCTTCAACCTTCTGGGTTCGCGACGTCGCCGTGGGCATCGGCGTCGACCTCCCGGGCGGCCTCCCGCTCCTTGCGGAGTTCCTCCGCGCGTCTCATGGCCTCGGCAAGCACGTCCACAAGCTGGTCGGCCTGCTTGATGGGCCGATCCTTCGGCTTCAGGTACTTCCCACCGAAACGTCTCTCGAGGAACCACGCCCGGCTTTGCCAGTTCATCGCCCCCTGGCGGATCTCCTTGAGGGCCTGGGCCTCGGCCTCGTTGCTGGCCGTTTTCAATTCACCAAAAAACTCTGCGTGCTGCTTGGCCCGCTTGTCCCCAGACTCGTGGAGTCGCCGCCAGTAGCCGATGGTCTCGACGTTGATACCCACGACGCCGCAAGCGGTGGACAAGAAGTTGCCGTCCCGCATCAGCTGGATGATCTTGGCCTTGACCGTTGCGGTCAATTTCGGGGGGCGGCCGCCGGGCATGAACGAGACTCCTGAATCGCGCTGTTCAAGCTGTTAGATTTCGATGCCCGTCTCGTCGTCGAGGCCGTCGTCGAAATAGTCGTCGTCGGGGTCGTCGTCGGCTTCAACCAGCAGGCCCATCCGTCGGGCTTCGGCGTCGGTCAGATACATCGTCGAGGTCGCCACCACTTCCAGGCCGATCGCCTGGGGGCCGGCAGCCAGGCGGATCAACTCAAGAGCCGCGTCCGGAATCTCTACTTCCTTCAGATAGAGGTGACGCTCGCTCATCGACCCGCCCCCAACTCCTCGACGCTCGTCGAGTCCGACCCATGCGAGGCGACGACGGCGGCCTGCTGAGAGTAGCGACGTCGAAGGGCGTTGAGCTCGGCCGACAAGGTCGCCGCGGGTTGGGCACGAAGGCTGGCCACTTCCGACTCGAGGTGGGCGACCCGGCGAGAGAGAGCCTGTACCTGGGATTCGATGTCGACGACGACGACGGGGGCCGCCAACGCCTGAACGGGGTGGGCCGCCTGGGATCGGACTAGGTGCGGGATCGCCAGGAGGCCGACGACGCCGAAGCACGCCCATACGAACGTGAACCAGGGGAACAACGACGGCTTCTTGAGGGTGGGTCGGGCGGACATTGCGGAACTCCTTATTCGCCGGTCTCGACGAATCGTTGGTTGCGGGCGATCTCCAGCCCGGACAGTTCGGACCGCAACCCGCCGATCCTCGCTTCCAGCGCGACCGCTTCCGCCTTGAGGTCCGCCAGTTTGGCTGCCATGTCGGCGCGGGCCTCTTCCCGTCGGAGGGCCGAGAAGCGGCGGTAGGCCTCCAGGACCGCAGCCCAGCCGAGTAGGAACAGGCCCGACCACTGGGAAACCTGGGTCTCGCTGACGGTCGCCAGGAGCAGCCCGAAGGCGGCGGTCGTACCGTTGGCGAACGTGGGATTGGCTAGCGCTCGCAGGGGCATCCTTGCCGCCTCCGACTGGGTAGGGTCACTTGGACGGGAAGAGCCCGAGTCGACGAGCCTCGGACCGGACGGCCGTCCTGGCCGCGATCGAGCCCCAGTTGGCTTTAAGCCAGGAGTAGACCGCAGAGAGGTCGGGAATCGTGACGGTCGCCATGGGTGAAGCCTTTCGTCGGTGGAGCGTCTCTGCCACGACTTCAATGCTACCCGACGACCGAGAGTCGACTTGCGCCGGCACGTCTCGTGATTCGAGAAGTGAACTCATTTCTAACAGAATGAAAAACGCTTTTCCACCCGGCAGGTGCCGACCCAACAAGCCGCTCCACGAAGGCCCCTAGAAGCCCCGCCAAGGCCTCCTTGCCGACGGGCCGCATGGATCGGACGGGGAAGACGGAGGGCGCGTCCTGAGGGCTTGTGGGAGGGCAACAAAAAAGGCCGCCCGAAGGCGGCCTGGAGGAACTCGTCAGCGAAGAGGGCGATCAGTCGACCAAAGCCCACATGAACGCCAACAACTCGGCCCGTTCACGGGCCTCGATTTCTCGCTGCTGCGTCTCGATCTTGGCCTGGTCCTGTCGCAGCCGGATCATCTCCAGCAGATCCTGGGTCATCGGGTCGTCCGGGTATGGGAGGGTCGGCGCGAACCGCTCCCCCTGCCGGAAGTACCGATCCAGGACGTCAGCCGCTTCGCCATGGTAGTGTTCCAGCTTCTCCTGGACCGATTCGGTGAGATTCATCACTTGACCTCCTGCTGCTCGGCCCAGAGGGCGACGGCCAGGCGGACGGCCGACGAGCGATTTCTCATGTTTTCCACTCGCTGGATTCTCTCGAGCAGTTCCAGGGTCGCGACGTCGAGATACAGGCTGGTGGGCCGGCCGTCCCGGGCGCTGTAGTTGAGCTTGACGCGTTCGCTGGTGGTCACGGTAGCTGCCTCCTATCGCTGTGGCCGCCCTTCCTGGACGGCGTTGCGTGGTGAGTCTCTATCCAACAATACCCAGCAACTAACAGTTGCGCAACAGATTCCTCACATTTTGATTGAGGTTTTTCATCCCGGCTTCCGGGACAAGGACAGGCCGCCCCAAGAAGGCCTCTAGGAGGTGCCAGGACGGGCCGCTGGGCGAAGGACGGGGGATTGGAGGTGGGCACGTCTGGGGGCTCTGAAATGGTCAGCCGACATCAGAGAGGAGGCTGGACCAAAGGGGGTCTGTCTTCACGAACCTTGAACGACGAGAGCTCGCCTACATGGCCGCAAACGACTGACCGGCCCGACCTCTCGACGACGGCCTGGCACTCGACCCGACTAGCAAAGTACGGCAAGAAGTCGTCTCCATTGGGGACGACCATCAGGGTCTTGTCCCGACAACCGCAGGCCGGACAGCGCAATCTCAGGGCGATCGCCCCCGACGTCGGACATCGGTTCCGAACCGCGCTAGGGCCGATGTCCCGGAACAACTCCGCGAGTTCAACCAAGACCTTCGGACCATGCTCCCGGATCTCGTCCAGCAACAACTGTCGGACCTGATCGTGTTCGCGCATCACTTCCCTCAATTCGGCTGGGAAGTTGAGAAGCCAGTAAGTTCCGGACGATCGATTGGGTTAACCGGCTCTCCGGCCGCGTAACGGATGAATTCGGCGACGGTGCCGCGGTAGCGGCAGATTGGCTCGTCCGGGACGTCGACTCGAGCCTGACATTCGATGATGTCCTCGCCCTCCGGGTCGGAAAGGGGGTTGATTTCTTGACCGTGGACCGCGTCGGGGATTG